ACAAAAATACAAACAATCCAAAAACTACTCAAAACCCATCTATGAGCAAGAACGGCTGCATCTATGATAAGCTAAAAGGCAAAAAATAATGGCTTGTGGTTATAAGAAAAAGGGCCGCAAAGGCGGTAAAAAGAAGTAATGGCTAAAGACCCTCGCCTATCTAAGATTGGTGCTTCTAGGTTTAATCAATGCGTCCGCACACCAGGACACGCTAGTAAATCCCATGCAGTTGTGGCAAAAGAGGGTAACAAGACCAAGCTAATACGGTTTGGTCAAAAAGGTGTAAGTGGTTCGCCACCTCGCAAAGGCGAGAGTGAAGCCGCCAAAAAGCGCAGAGCATCATTCAAGGCAAGACACGCTAAGAATATTGCAAAGGGTAAAATGAGCGCAGCATATTGGGCTGATCGCTGTAAATGGTGAACTAAATGGCAGTTTCAAACTATTCTGAGCTAAAAGCAAGCATTGCAGATTGGCTTGATCGTGATGACCTAACAAGTCAAATCCCAGATTTCATTACATTCGCAGAAAAACAAATGCAGCGGCAAGTTCGCCATTACAAAATGGTTGAGCGTTCTTCTGGTGCATTAGACAGCCAATATAGTGCTGTCCCTGCGGATTGGTTGGAGACAATACGGTTCAGCATTTCGTCAGGCGACACATTTGCGCTGGAAATGACTACGATCAATGACTTGATGACACGCAGACAAAATTCCAAGAACACGTCACAGCGTCCTCAATTCTATGCCCACATTGGTGAAACGTTTGAGTTGTTTCCTACGCCAGACACGACATACACAATGGAACTGGTCTATTACCAGGAAATCCCAGCCTTATCTGCAAGCCAGACAACAAACTGGCTGTTGACAGATGCACCAGATGCTTACGTTTATGGAGCATTGACCCAAGCAGCACCATTTCTTGGTGAAGATGAGCGGGTGCAAACCTGGGCGCAGTTATACGCAAATGCAATTGCTGGACTGAATGCAGCTAGTGACAGAACGAAACAAAGCAGCGCGGGAATGCGTATCCAGGTCAACACTTACTAAACGCTGCAAAATAGTGTATAACGAGATCAGATATATCTAGGAGATCAACATGAGTTTCTCAGACTACTTGGAAACAAAGGTGCTAGACCACGTTTTTGCTGGCACTGCATACACAGCACCATCAACGTTGTATGTTGCGCTGTTTACGGCTGCACCATCAGACAGCGGCGGCGGTACAGAAGTATCAGGCGGTGCATACGCGCGTCAGACAATTGCGTTTACAACATCAGGCGATACAACGTCCAACAACGCGGCGGTGGAGTTCCCGACAGCTACGGCGAACTACGGCACGGTCACGCACGTTGGGATTTACGATGCATCATCTGCTGGCAACTTGATGGCTTGGGCGGCACTGACATCATCCAAGACGATTGAAACGGGTGACGTATTCCGCATACCAAGCGGTGACTTAGACATAACGCTCAACTAGGGGCTAACGCATGGCCTACGGTCAGGGTTTATATAGTACATGGTTTTACGGGGTAGATGGCTCATACATTGATGCGTCTGCCTCTATTTCTGCGTCTAGTACAACCACGGCTGCGGCACAGGTTACGGTTAAGGGTGCTGCGGCACTTACAGCCACAAGCGCGACATCTGTTAGTTATCTGCGCGTTGTTGAGCGAAGCGTACCGATTAACGTACTGGCGGAGATGGTGCCGATTGGCGCGATCAATGCAGCGGGTTCTGCGGTTGTTACTCCATCGCTTACGGTCACAGGTGGCGCGATCCGCGTTGCGCAGTCTAGCGTTCAGGTAAACCCAGCACTAACGATTGCGGATATTACAGAGCGTGTGCGTGAGGCTGCATCGGTGGTTGCGGCAGATGTTACGTTCGCGGCATCCGCAAACTTCACAGCAGCGGGTGCAAGCGCGATTGACGTAGCATCAACGGTCACTGCGACATGCAATAGGGTTCAAAGCACAGGCGGCAGCACATCTGCCATTGCACTATTTTCGGCATCTGCGCGTGAGAAGTGGGAGCTTGTTGTTGACCCGACAGACACTTGGACACCACTAGCTGATGACAGCGTAACTTGGACAGAGTTGCCAACGAGAGCGGCATAAGGATTGAGAAATGGTTGCTTATACAACGACATATAACCTGAAAAAGCCTACTGTTGCAGATGACGAAGATGTCTGGGGTGGCTACCTCAACGACAGCATGGACTTGATTGACGATGTTCTTGACGGGACAACGCCTGTCACTGGCATTGATATTAACTCTGGCACCATTGATAACGCTGTAATCGGCGGCACTACGGCTGTTGCTGGTACGTTCTCAACTCTGACCGCAAATACGTCTCTGGGCGTTACAGGCAACATCACCGTGTCTGGCACTGTGGATGGCGTTGATATTGCTGCGCGTGACGCTATTCTGACATCTACGACAACAACTGCAGATGCTGCGCTTCCGAAAGCTGGTGGCACGATGACGGGCGCAATCACGTTTGCGGCGGGTCAATCATTTGATGGCCGTGACGTGTCTGCGGATGGCTCTAAGCTGGATGGCATTGAAAGCGGCGCGACAGCGGATCAAACCGCAAGTGAAATACTTACAGCAATTAAGACAGTGGACGGTTCTGGTTCTGGCCTAGATGCTGACCTATGGGATGGCAACCAGTTTAGCAGTTACTTAAACCAAGCTGTGTTAAGTACATCATCGCCATCATTTGCAGGGTTAAACATTAACGGTAACCTGAATGCTGTAGACAATGTTTACCTTGCGGGTAGCCTTTATCATGAGGGTGACACAGATACTCGTCTATTGTTTGGTACAAACACAATTACCTTACAAACAGGCGGCTCTAGTGAAATCACAGTCAACACCACAGGTGTACGTCTAGGCGACACAGGCAACGGCTACTTCCGTCCTGTCTCTGGCAACTATGGCTCTATTGAGATTGATGGCGGTGGGCATAATACTTGGGAAGGCTACAGCATTGGTGGTCGTGCAGTGTTTATGCATGACAACAGTAGCTACTTGGGTTTGTATGATGATGTTAACAATCACTGGGCAATACGACACTACTTTAATGGTACAACAGAATTATACTATGATGGGTCATCCAAGCTGCAAACGACTAGCTCTGGTGCAAATGTGGACGGCACACTTTCCACAGACGGCCTTACAGTAGATGGCACAACAACTCTTAATGGTACACTTACACTAGGCGCAAACGTAATCAACGATGTTGAGGACATCTATCTGCGTGACCGTATTTATCACGATGGCGACACCAACACCTACATCCAGTTCCATGCGACAGACCAGTGGCGTGTTGTAACGGGTGGCTCAGAGCGTCTTGAGGTGAACAATACACGGACTTTTATTGACAGGCTTTTCGTGGATGCAGGGGTCGTTGAGGATTATGAAGGTCTTTCAGGAACAAGTCCGACATGTAACGTAAACAATGGCGGTGCTTTTGCCCTTACGATGACTGGCAACACAACGTTCACCTTCACTGCACCTTGGGATACGGGAAACAGCACAGGCTTTGTTCTTGAGCTAACAGGCAACGGTTCAACAGTCACATGGCCTAGCTCAGTAGATTGGGCAGGTGGTACTGCGCCTGATGCCCCAGCTTCTGGTGAAACTGACATTTACGTTTTCTGGACACGCAATGGCGGAACAACATGGTACGGCGTTCAATCCATAGACGCGGCGGCATAAAATGAGTAAGATGCCGATAAGCAAAGGAATTTGACATGGCAAGCACTTGGACAACCAACAATGCGATAGAAAAGATCGCGGACGGTGAAAAGACGGACACATGGGGTCAGATCACAAACCGCAACTTTGACATCGTAGATCGTGCAATCAACGGGGTTGGCACTATTGACTTGTCTAGCTCAGGCGCGGCACATACTCTAAGCACAACAGACGGATCAACTGGAGATGCCCTAACGGATGGCATGTACAAGGTGCTGGTGCTTTCTGGGGCCACAGAGGCTTGCACAATTACGATAAGCCCGAATGACGCACAGAAGCTGTACTTTGTGGTGAATAGCACAGGATATGACTGCACGTTCTCACAAGGCACTGGCGCGAATGTTACTGTTTTTGACGGTACGACAAAGATTATATATGCGGATGGCGCGGGCGCGGGTGCTGCTGTTTCTGCGTTAGACAGCGGATTAGCAGTTGATGGAAATAATGTTGCTACTTTTGAGGCTGGCATTATTGAGGCTTACAGCGCGGTAACTTCTAGCTCAAACTCCACAACTGTAAACTTGCAGGATGCGACTAACTTCAGCCACACACTTACAGAAAATACGACTGTAAGCATTACAAATCCAGCGACATCTGGAAATGTTTCTGGGTTCACTTTGAAGATAGTTCAGGATGCATCTGCGACAGGCTACACTGTGACATGGCCTGCGGCGGTAATTTGGCCTAATGGAACGGCACCAACATTAACAACTACAGCATCAGCAATTGATGTTTTTGTTTTTTACACAAATGACGCTGGCTCAACCTATTATGGTTTCACTGCTGGTCAGGCGATGGGGTAATCCAAGATGGTAGCATGGAAAAAGACAATGATGGCCTCTGCTGGTGGAGCTGGTGGTTATTGGATTTTGAGATATAATTATCAAGACCCAAGTGGGACAGATATAGCTACTCAGGCGGGAGGCATGATTATTATTAATGATGTTTTGTATAGTCAAACTTATCAAACAGGCATACCAAATACTAGCGATGAAAATGGTGCTTTAATAGTAAAAATAGGGATTGATGGGGTTATTGGCGACAAACTTAACTATTACGACAATACTACTCCGCACCAATATATGCTTCCTACTGGCTTAAGTTATGATGGCAATAAAATTTATTCTGCTGGAAACCACCAATATCAAGGTAACACTACTCAGGTAGGTTATGTCGCACAGATTGATCCATCAACATTTAGCCTAGATTGGTGGTCTAGACTTCCCAGTACAGCAGTCGTAAATACTTTTGCTTGTTATGCGGTGGGTGATGGTGGGTCAAACGTATATTCTGTTCAAAATTATCAAGGCTCAAATTATTACAGGGCAACAATAGATGTATTAAAGCCTTCAGATGGAACAAGACAAAGCACTGTATGGGCAGGCACCCCGCGAGAGGTATATGCTGGTTCAAATAACTGTTTTGTATACAATGCTGTGTATGATGACGTAAACGATTATATATTAGTAACTGGTCAAGCACTTGGCACTGGAGGTCGTGGCGGTTATGAGGCATGGCAATTCGCGGTAGACACTAATTTAAGCGGGTCGCCAAGTCTAGCGTGGAAGCGTTCTAATTCTGGAAGCAATTCTACAGATGTATCTACGTCACAATTTATAGACAGCTCGCAAAATGTTTATATTGCAGTAAGAGCTGGACATATAAGTTGGGTTAGAAAAAGAAACAGTAGCGGAACTGTTCAATGGACTGCAAACCTATCCCCCAATAACCCAACTCCAGCTGGTGACAACAGTACACAAGTAGACAGTGTAACCGTTGACAGTTCTGGTAATGTTTATGTTTCAGGTTATAGAAGTGATGGCAACGCATCAACTGATCGCTGCACTTTTATTCAAAAATATAACTCGTCAGGAACTTTTCAGTGGGCTGTAACTATTAAGCACACGAATGGCTACAACCAAGGTCCAACTAACTATTCGGATGGCTTAGTACTAAGCAATGATGAAAGCACATTGTTTTGCCAAACAAGAATGTATGACAGCAACGAAGGAATAGCCCATCCTGTAATTATAGCGTATCCGACTGATGGTAGCCTTACTGGTACATACGGTGATTGGACGATAGCATCTTACACATTTACAGCAGAAGGTACTTCTTTGTTTGATAACAGTGGGGCTGGGATCACCATTAGTGCAAGAAGCATCACTAGAAGCACTGCGTCATTTAATGACACTAACAGCATAACTATCAATGAAATTGAGAAACAAGACTTGTAAGGAGTAAAAGCAATGTACGTTAAGGTAACAAATGGAGCAGTAGACCAATACCCCTACACGGTCGGCGATCTGCGCCGTGACAATCCAAACACATCCTTCCCAAAGCGTCCAAGTGACGATCTTTTGGCAAGTTGGGGTTTGTATCCAGTAACAATCAACGACACTCCATCTATAGATGAGCGCACACAAACATTTGCAATTGAAGATGCGCCCACGTTAAGTGATGGATCATGGTCTATTGACTACACTGTTTCCAGCAAAACAGCGGATGAAATAGCAGAATATGATGAGCAAATGGCGGCTACAAATAGAAATCTGCGCGACATCAAACTTGCAGAAACAGACTTTTACGCCCTATCTGACGTTACAATGTCGGCAGAGATGACAACGTATCGCCAAGCCTTGCGTGACATCACAAGCCACGCCAACTGGCCCAACCTAAACGACGACGATTGGCCCACTAAACCATAAGGACGCGCCATGCCTTTAGTCCCGCTAAACATCCCTAAGGGGCAATACGCAAACGGCACAGAGTATCAATCTCAGGGTCGCTGGCGTGACGTAAACCTAGTGCGCTGGCACGAGGACAGCTTGCGCCCTGTAGGCGGTTGGAGGCCACGCGCTGACAACACAAATACATCTGTTGATGTTGGCGGTATTGTGCGCGGCGTTCACGCTTGGGTGAGTAACGATGGTGAACGGTATGTTGCATTCGGCATGCATGACAGTCTCGTTGCAATGCTGGAAAGCTCTGTCACAGATGACATTACGCCAGCAGCACTTACGACAGGGCGTGTAGATGCAACTGTCAGCACGGGCTGGGGTTCGGGTGCATGGGGCTTGTATGGCTGGGGCGTAGAGCGTCCAGACTTAGGAAACATCTTGCCTGCTACTACATGGTCGCTGGATAACTGGGGCGAATACCTCATTGCATGCTCATCTGATGATGGCGTGATTTACGAGTGGGACTTAGCAACTGCAACTGCAACTGCGGTTACAAACGCTCCGACAAGCTGTCTCGCAGCATTCGTCACTGAGGAACGTTTCCTTGTGGCACTTGGTGGTGCATCTAATCGCCTTGTGTCTTGGAGTGACCAAGAGGACAACACAACGTGGACTGCGGCTGCAACAAACCAAGCGGGTAATTTGGAGCTACAGACAAACGGTAAAATCTTGGCGGGTGTTCGCACACGCGGTCAGTCGCTAATCTTGACAGACCAAGATGCGCATACCATGACATATCAAGGCCCACCGTTTGTGTACGGCTTTGAGCGTGTCGGTACGTCGTGCGGCATGATTTCTGCGGGTGCATATGCATCTGTTGATGCTGGCGTGATCTGGATGGGTCGCCGTGGCTTCTACATCTATTCTGGTGGTCAGGTGCAAGAAATACCTTGCGAGGTAGCGGATCATGTATTTACCAACCTAAACTATGACCAAGCATCCAAGGTGCAGGCGGTAGTCAACAGCCAGTGGAACGAAATCTGGTGGCTCTATCAGTCGCAAGATGCGTCAGAGTGCGACAAGTATGTTGCGTATGACTATGTAGAAAACATCTGGACGACAGGCGAGATTGACCGCACTGCGGGTGTTGATCGTGGCGTATTCCGCCGCCCATTCATGGTGAAATCAGATGGCGTTGTGTACGAGCATGAGGTCGGCTTTGACTATGATGGCGCGACACCTTACGCGGAGACAGGCCCGATTGCGATTGGAACTGGCGAACGCCTGATGAAAGTCACCAACGTTATTCCTGACGAAAAGACGCAGGGCGATGTGGACTTGAAGTTCAAGGTTCGCAACTACCCGAATGCAGAGGAAACAGAAAAAGGCCCATTCTCTACAGCAAACCCTACATCTGTACGCTTCCAAGGTCGTCAGGTCAGAATGCGCGTTGAGGGCGTAGAGGCGGCAGATTGGCGCGTAGGCATTATGCGACTTGATGCGCGGCAGGGTAGCAAGCGATGAGCTTTTACGGCGCACCCCCAGTAGGCCCAGATTTCAAAGTATGGGCAGAAAAGTTTAGCGCGTGGCTTCAAAGCACACGCTCTTTTCTTACGCACAGACGCGCTTACGACAGCGCGGCAGAAGATGGCGTTATTCTGTGGGATCGTGAAAACAAGTATCCTGTTGTATCCAAGGATGGTGCATTTGTGCAGGTCGTATTAGAGGACGGTCACGCCTCGTTTTACCGCACAACGGATGTAACAGCGGCTGCGATTAATACGGCGTACGCAATAACGTACGATGCACCCTCTGGTAATGTTGGCATTGATCGGGATGCGACGGACAACAGCAAGATTGTGTTTAGCGAGGCTGGCGAGTATCTATTGATGTTCTCAGCGCAGATTTCGTCAACGTCATCTAGCACGGTCAAGTTTTACTTCTGGCCTAAGCTGAATGGAACAGATGCACCTAACAACACCATTGTTTATTCGCTACACCAGAATGATGCGACAGTCGTTGTTTCACGTTCTGCAAAGTTTGATGTAGCTGCGGGTGATGAATTGCAAGTTATGTGGGCGGTGAGTAGTACGTCAGGCTTTTTGGATGCGTCTGCGGCGACATCATTTAGTCCAGCGGCACCAGCGACTACCTTGCATATTACCAGGATGCATGGCTAGGGGTGTCAAGGAGAATAAAATGTGCTATAAAGCATTAAGGATTTTGGAGAAATAGAATGGCACTCTTAGATTTTTTGTTTGGCAGTAAAGGACAAGAGGGACAGCTTGAACCCCAGGTTAAGGCGGCTCGCGACTTTCTCCTAAACCAAATGTTGATGCAATATTCAGCAGGGCCAGTAAATGTGCCTCAGTACGCGGCTGTTGCACCATCTGCACAATACAGCGGAGCAAATCAACTTTTGCAATCTCTTGGATTAGAAACTGTTGCGCCCCCTTCTATGCCTACAACTACAGTCGGCGGGATGGAAGTTTACACTAGCCAACCTTTCCAAGAGCAAATGGAAACCTCTTATGCAGAGCGTTATCCTGGGCAATACGATTACTTACGTTCATTTTACATGGATCCAGTAACGGGTGAAATGGGTGAGCGTTCATATGGTTATGCTGATCCAATGGCTGCTGCATTAGCGGCTACGACAGGCGGCGGTGGCGGCAATGATGGGTCTAGCAGCTCATCTACCCCAATGTCTGATGAAGAAATAGTGATGTCACAAACGGGTCGTGGTGGGTTTTCGTTAATGGATAATTTGAGAGCAAGTGGGATCGGAACGCCTATTTCGTTTGATGATCCTTCAAGCACAGGCTCATATGGCGGTTCTTTAGTTACTGGCAGACCATCGCAATCGTCTCAGGATGTATTTGCGGCTGCAAACGCTGGTTCACGCGGCGGCCGTGCTGAAAGCACATTTGCATCTGATTTGTCACGATCATTAACTGACAGTTCCTATGACCCACCTGGAACCGTTTTATCACGCGCATTAGATCGTTTATCTGGAAGGGGTTAAGTCATGATTGGCACAGGCGTATTTGGACAGGCCCAACAAACACAACAGCAGGCAGCATCTACTTACGGAAATCTTGCAAACTTTCAACCAACGGCGATGCAAGCGGCTCAAATAGCTGATCCAGAGCGTATGCAATCAGTTGGACAAGTCGGAGATATATCTTCTGGGCAATTAGCTACCACAAACTATGGCCAGTATATGTCACCATACACGCAGCAAGTTATTGAGCGTGGACAGCAAGACATTGAACGTCAGCGGCAGTTGGCATCTGAAAACCTAGCTGCACAAGCACAACGTGCAGGGGCTTTTGGTGGTTCAAGGCAAGGCGTTCAGGAAGGTGTTTTGGCTGGTGAATACGGACGCATGGGAATGGACTTTGCAGCGCAGCAACGTCAAAGAGCGTTTGAGCAAGCCCAACAAGCGGCACAATATGACATTGGTCAGCGTTTTTCGGCAGATCAGCTAAACCAACGTGCAGCGGAAGCAGCAGCGGCAAGAGAGCAAGCGGCTCGTGCGGGTAATATGCAAGCGGCCAATCAGTTTGCGTTACAGCAAGCCCAGTTTGAGCAGGCAGCTAATCAGGCCAATTATCAGGGGCAGTTCCAAGCGGCAGGCATACAAGCTGGCGCAGCGGGTGGCCTATCTGGCCTCGGCGGTCAAATGTTTGGTCAGGGTATGCGCGGTATTGAACAACAGCAACGTGCAGCGGCTCTAGCCCAGCAGCAACAGCAACAAATGCTTGATGCAGCTCGTATGCAAACACTTGCTAACCTTGGTTATCCTGGTCAGGCACTGCAGACAGGCACAGGTGTTCTTCGCGGACTTCCATCTGCTGACGTGTCTACACCTGGATCGCCAGGTTTGTTCGGCATTTTGTCAGGGATTTCTTCATTGCCAAAGATACCAGGACTATCTTTCTAGGAGCATTTAATGCTGAGTAATCGCGATCTCTTAGCCAAAACACTGCAAGCGGAAGCAGGCAATCAGGGTTTGGGTGGTATGATGGCTGTTGGTTCAGTCATTATGAACCGTGTAGGCTCAGGTCAAAGTCTAAGCGATATTATCCTAGCACCTGGTCAGTTCTCAGCATGGAACAGTGTTACTGGATATGCGGGCGGTGAGCAGGGCCAGGACATGGATGCGATCAAACCCAGCGATGATGCCTATGCGGCGGCTGATGCCATTCTGTCAGGCAACTATGCGGATGTAACTGGCGGAGCAACGCATTATTATAATCCAGACATTTCGCAGCCTAAATGGGGCGCAAGTGCTGGTGGTGATTGGACAAAGATCGGAGCGCATTTGTTTGGCAAAGCGGATGCCCCTAAAAGAGGAAAGCCGACTATGGATGGACAGCAACCAATGCCTATGCAGGCACAGCCTACGGCGCAGCAAATGCAACAGACGCAACGTCAACCCAGAGGTTTGATGGACTTTCTCCGTGATCCACGCACACGGCAGGCATTTGCTTCCATGGATCGTTCAGGATTGTTTAAGGGCATTGCGGAGCAGGCAGAGCGTGATGTTGAAAAGCAAGAAGTGCAACAAACAGCAAACCGCACTGCGGCGTGGTTGAAAACGCAACCTGGCGGTGAGCCTTATGCACGAGCTATTGAAAGCGGCATGGATGCAAGGGCTGTTTATACCCAATATATGCAGCGTTCTAAGCCTACAAAAGCGACATACGGCATGACGCCGCATTTCATAAAAGATGCGGACGGTAACGTGAAAGTGGTGCAATTCTCAAACACAGGCGAACAAAAAGTGTCTGATCTGCCAGAAGGTTTTAAACTAGCCAAAGGCGTTGATAAGGTAGATGCGGGAACACACTTTGAATTGCGTGATGCTGTGACAGGTGAGCTTCTTGGAACAGTTGATAAAAATGTTGGCGAAGTAAAAGCGGAAGAAGTAATTGGTAAAGCAGAGGGTCAAGCGAAACTAGACCTTCCACGCATTACAGCGCAAGGTAATCGCACAATTCAACTTATTGACAGTATTTTATCCGCTCCATTCCAAAACATTCTAGGGGCGGTGCAAGGCCGAGTGCAACCAAATACACCAGGTGCTGAACTGGCAGTAGGCAAAGATGGTGTTGGGTTAATCGTCAAATTGCAACAGCTACAAGGCACGGTTTTCTTGCAGGCATTTGAAAGTTTGAAAGGTGGCGGTCAAATTACAGAATTAGAAGGCGCGAAAGCAGAGCAGGCCGCTGCAAGGTTAAATCGCTTCCAAAGCCCACAGGATTTTGCTTCTGCATTAAATGATCTCCGTGATGTTATTGCCGAAGGTATGGCGGCGGCTCAAAGAAATGCGGAAAGTGGTGAAAAGGTCAACAACCCATATAAAGGCAGCGTTAGCTTTAGTGCTGGGGAAACTAGCGCGGCACCTGCAACTACAACGCAAGATGGGTGGAAAGAAAAAAGCGGAGGCGTTCGTATCCGCAAGAAGCCAAAAGACAATGAGGATTAATCCTAATGGAAACATTTGAAATTGAGTTTGGCGGCGAAATTTACGAAATAGAAGCTCCTGATGAACAGTCAGCAATGAATGCCTTAGCTGAAGAAATTGGCGAGCAATCTGCGGCATCAATGGTTCCTAGTCCCGCTGATTTTGGACAGGCTCCTGTCCCAAGGGAAAACGTTTTTGGTGATGTTACATCCGAAGCAATGGAGCAACCACTAGAAGCTCTACAATTCTATCGTCAACGTGCAGCTGATCCAGAGCGTTCATTGCTGCAACGTGCAGGCGATGTTGGCATGACAGGGTTATCTGCTTTGGGTGCGGGTTACGCAGGCGCAGCAGGCTTGGCAGCAGAGTTAATAGCAGGCGACAAAACGCAAGAACGCAAGTTGGCGCGTGACCTTATGATGATGGGTGAAGTAGCTGTTCCAGAATTGGCGGGTGTTACAAGCAGTGCAGCGCGATTGGGTCGTCAGGTTCGCGTGGGTAAGGCAATTCCTGGTGCTCGTGAAATAGGCGAAATGACACCTCGCATGGAAGGTGCAAGGGCGGCAGAAGAAATAGGTGTTTTACCATCTGCGGGGATGCAAGGTCGTGGCACTGCTATGGTTGAAAGCGGCTTTGAAGCAAGCCCATTTTCCACGGGACAAATACAGCGCGGACGTGAGCGTGTAGTTTCTGAAATGGAAGATGTAGCGCGTGGCGCAGCAGAACGTGCTGGTGTTCCTACAACCGTGGAGGCTGCGGGCGAAGCAGCGCAAGCTGGTGCTAAAAAGTTTGTAAGTGATTTTGCTAAGAAAAGTGAGACACTTTATAATCAAGTAGACCGTTTCATAAAGCCTAACGATTTAATCGTTGCACCGAACACAACGACAGCTTTGCGTGAAATAGTCCAGTTTGCGGGCGATAATCCAGAAATTGCTCGTCAGTTGGGTCTGTCAAAATATCAGGACTTATTGCAGGCGTTAGGTGAGGGTGGTGTAGACACTGCTGTTCCTTACCAATTAGTGAAAGAGTTGCGCACTACTTTTGGCGAAGCTATTGGCAACATGACAGGCCCATTGGCAGATATGAGCCAGGCAAAAATCAAACGCCTTTATGGAACGTTGTCACAAGATATGGAACAAGCTGCGATGGCAAGTGGGCCAGATGCGTTTAAGGCTTGGCAACGTGCAAATGACTATTACAGGGCAGGGTCGCAGCGTATAGACGACACCTTGTCTAAGATAACAGATGCGGACACAGGTGCGGCTGCATACAAGCGTTTGGAAAACATGCTTCTGGAAGGTAACGTAAAACAAAGCACTAAGCAGATCATGCAGATTAAGAAAAGTCTGCCTGCCGATGATTTTAATACCTTCCGTTCTACGCTTATAAACAATCTGGGTAGAGCAAAAGCGGGTGCGCAAACAGCCGAAGGCGATTTGTTTTCCCCAGCTACATTTCTAACAAACTACAATAAACTTACGCCAACATCGCGAAAGATTGTGTTTGGTGAATTAGAGCCAGAGCTTAAAAATCTGGCATCAGTAGTAGAAATGTCAAAAGATGCAGCATCACAGTTAAATGCATCAAGAACGGCACCAGCTTTGACAACACAGGCATTCTTAGCGGGTGTCGGTGCGTTTGCACTATCACCAGCACAGATGATTGGTATATACGCGGCTAATAAAGCGGGTGCTGGCGTGATGACTAACAAAACATTCCTGAAAGCACTAAATGCAGCGGCTAAAAAGGATATGGGGCCATTACAAAGATTGGCTGGCGGTGACGGTTATTTAGCGGCAGAGGCTGCGACAATTCTAAGAACGCTATCGGCACAACAAGCTAATACGGCACAATAAAGGAAACAGATATGCGCATTGAACCAATGGACGAAATGACGGTTGAAGGCATCATCCAAAAGGCTGTGCAAGATGCTGTGGATTTTATTGAGGCGGAAATATCTGAACCAAGGCTAAAAGCCCAACGCTACTTTGATGGCGATGTAGACATTGGCTATGAGGATGGTCGGTCTAAGGTTGTTGCTACAAAGTGCCGTGACGTTGTTCGCGGTATTAAACCGTCTATTCAGCGCGTATTTTTAAGCACAGAAAACGCTGTAGAGTTTGTGCCTCGTATGCCAGAGGACGTGCAAGTAGCAGAGCAAATGACACGTTATGCAAACTATAAGTTTATGCAGAACAATGGTTATCGTTTGCTGAGTGATGTTTTCCAGGATGCGATGGTTAAGAAAGCAGGCATTGCCAAGGTAATGTTTGACGATAAAACCCGCAGCGAAATTTACACTGTTACAAACCTCACGGACGAAGAATACCAGTATATGGTAGAGCCTGATGATATTGAGGTTCTAGAGCATACGGTAACTGCAAGCATAGAAATTGATGAAATGGGCGTAGAGATTGAGCGTCCTATTCACGATGCAAAGGTCAGCCGCCAAATCCCCGATGGGGATATTCTGATTGAAAGCATCCCTCCAGAGGAGTTCTTCATTGATAGAAACGCGCGTTCTGTTGATGACTTCTTTGTAATAGGCCACCGCACAGACATGACCGTAGGTGACTTGATTGCGATGGGTTATGACGAGGACGAGTTGTTTGGCCTGCAAGGGTCTATGGCTACGTTTGAAGCTGAGGCAGAATATGAACGCCGTGGCTATGCAGTAGACGAAGATGACGATGAAAGCGCAGACCCAACTTCCAAGAAAGTTGTCGTAACTGAGGCTTATATGAAGGTGGATATTGAGGGGACTGGCATTCCTCAGCTTTATCAATTCATCCTGGGCGGCACGAACTACAAGATGCTTTCATACGAACTAGCAGACGAAGTGCCGTTTGCGGTATTTGAGTGCGATCCAGAGCCACATGCATTCTTTGGGCGCAGCCTTGTTGACCTGGTTATGGACGATCAGGACGCAGCGACAGCGATGTTGCGCGGTGTTCTTGATAACGTAGCACTGACCAACAACCCAGGCTTAGAAATCGTAGACGGTCAGGTTTCCGTAGATGATCTTCTAAATAACGAGATTGGGCGTATTGTTCGGGTAAAACAACCTGGTAGCATCCGAGAGCAAGTTGTGCCTTTCACAGCGGGTTCTACGCTGCCTGCCCTACAATATTTTGATATGTTGGTAGACAACAAAACTGGCGTATCTAAGGCGGCACAGGGTCTTGATCCTGATGTGTTGCAGAGTGCTACGGCTACGGCGGTTGCAGCTACTATGGAAGGTGCTGCGGGTCAGGCAGAGGTAATTGCGCGTAACTTCGCAGAGGGCGGCATGAAACGCCTGTTTAAGCTGATTGCGTCAACGATCATTAGGAACACAGACAAAGAAGAAATTATCCGTCTTAACAACCAGTTTGTCGCAGTTGATCCGCGCGTCTGGAATGCCGACATGGATTTGATTGTTAATGTGGGTGTTGGTACTGGTCGCGAAAACGAAAAGGCTGCGGTCCTACGCGAAACGCTACAGATGCAAATGAGTATTTGGCAGCAATATGGCCCACAAAACGGTTTAGTTACTATGACAAACGTGCGCAATACTTTGGCAGATATGTTGTCAGCAGTGGGACTTAAAAACGCAGAGCGTTATTATTTGCCAGTTACGTTTGAAAGCGAACAGCAGTTGATTGCGCAGAAACAGCAAGAGGCTGCAATGCAAGCCCAACAACAGCAGCAAGCGGGTATGCCTGCAAGCGATCCTAACCAGGCGTTCTTAGCAGCAGAACAAATGAAGGCTCAAGGCAAGATGCAAGTGGATATGGCTAAGTTGCAGTTGGATGCGCAGAAACAACGTTCTGACCAGCTAATTAAGTTGCAAGAAATGGCGATGAAAGATGACTTGTCGCGCGATGAGATGGTGCAAGACTTAGCTATTAAGGTAGCAGAAATCCTTGGCAAGTATGATGCGACAGTAGATACTGCGGCAATCAGGGCAGCGCAGGACGCGCCACGCTCGCCAAACACAGAAATGATGGGTGACTATGGATTATAAGAAACGTGCAATAAGGGCCAAAGAGCTACTGCGCAATGATGATTTCCTAGCCATCTTACAAGATTTGCGTGATCGCCAGATGGAGATTTTCGCGAATACCGCCGCCCAAGAAGTGGACAAACGTGAGGATGCTCACGCCATTTTGAGGGCATTAAACCAAATTAAGTATCTACTGCAAGCAGACGTTGATGCAGAGAAACTTATAGAGAAAAAAGGATCGGCACCGCAATGACGACTGAACCCAACCCAAGTAGCATTGATGCTATTGCACAATCACTTATGGCGGCAGAGCCTACCAGTGAAAGTAATCTAAACGAAGTTGCAGACGATTTGATCTTGGAACCTCAAGACGTTGAACCTGAGATTGAAGCAGAAGCAGCCGAGAGTGAAGATGTCGCTGACTACGAAAGCGATGATGATGAGTTCGTAGATGAGGATGAATACGCAGACGAAGCAGCCGTTC